AAAGAACAGGTTGCTTTTTATGTCCTTTTTCTTTGTATCTTGCAGATAATCTTCAAAAATTATATAAATACGAACCTAACAGATATAAAGCTGCAATGAAATGGATGAAGGATGTCTATATTGCTCAAAATGTAATTTTAAAATTTGATAAAGAATATGAAAATGAAAGAAAACAAAAGTGGTTTAAAGATTATGATCATATGAGATATGAAATGTTAAAAAAATATAGACCTGAAGTTTGCGAAAAATTCAATAATAAACAAATGAACTTATTCGATTATATACAGGAGGAATGAAATATGGGTAAAATATATAGATTATATGGAATCACAAACGATAATTTGATCGTAGTTATAGAAAGCATATGTCATTGTCCTGAATGCGTTAAAAGAGGCATGTATGAAGCAGAATTGAACTTATTAGACGGAACATATTATTCAACGCTTAGATTAGACGAATTGAAAGATTTCTTGAAGTTTGTATCGCCTAATTACAAGACTGTATCTAATTATTTCAAAGAAATAACATTAGAAAAAATAGAACGTTATAGATTTATTTTAATGTCTAATTGGAGAAATACGCCTCCAACAGTAAGACATGCGTTTCAAGATTTACTTAATGAAAATTTAAAATTAGAAAAAGCATTGGATAAGGCTTGTGAACAATTAGAATCATTATCGTGTGAAAATAACATGATGAAAGCTAGTCCATATGCTTATGATTGTGATTATACCAATGAGGAAGAATGGAAAGAGTGGTGTTTAAAAGATGACTAAAAGTTGTTTAAATTGCAAACATTGTAGTCAAAATAACTATACAACTAGTGAATATTATTGATTTAGATGTGAAATAAAAAGAAGATGTTTTGATTATAATTTTAAGCAATTAATAAAGGGGATACTATGTCTTTTCTATGAAGAAAAGGAAGTGAAAGATGATGAATGAATATGAAGAAAGAGAACTTAGAAACCTAGCTAGTGCGTTGTATGAAGTTAGATACTCTTTATCTTGTGATTATTGTACAAAAGAAAAATGTAGAACCGATAAAAGTGGTGGTGTGAGCAGAAAGAGTTGCCTTGATTGTATAATGGATTATTGGAGAGAGATTTTAAAAGAAAATGTCGGGAAACGAAAGGATAAAAAGAAAAGACAATGATTAAAGTTAGAAGTATTAAGAGTAGAAAAATACATTCAAATAGATTTGATTTTGATTATGAAAAGGTATTAGAAAAGACGTTCAAATTTTCTATTAGATGTAATGGATAAAAATAAAGATGAATATTCAAAATTATTAAAATCAAAAGAAGTTGATTTAAAGATAAAAGAAAAATTAGAAAAACAAAAGGAGTTGTTAAGATGAATTATTATTTTATTGCGTTATTGATTCTTATTTCGATGGGACTAGGAATTAATCTGGCAAGACATGGTCAACCAAAAAAAGAAAATTATAATTTTTTTACTTCGCTAATATCTGTGATAATAGAAGTTACGTTGATTTATTTTGCAATTAAAACAGGATTTTAACAGGATGGATGTGATAAAAAATGAACAAAGAAGAATTAATGAATGAGTTATTGAATTTATATCAACAAAGGGAATATGTTAGTCCTCCATGTACTCAAATCATAATTGATCAGTACATTAAGAAGTTAGAACTTAAATTAAAGGCTTTATTATAAAGGAGTGATTTTAATAAATTTGAATGATTTAAATATATACAAATACCTAGATGGTTTGAGGAAAGAAGCAATCGAAACAGGTAAAAAAGAAGAAGCAGAAATCTATCAAAGAAAAAAGGAAGATGTTGATAAATTCATTGAAAACATAAAGAATCATCCTAAACCAATATATCAGGATGTATACGTCGCAATGAAGTATCATTACATCTATGGATTAACGCTTAGAAACATTTCTACACGAATGGGATGTGGAGAAGCGACAGTGTCTAGGTACATAAAAAGAGGGAAAGAACTTCTAAAAAATGATAGAACATGATATATACTTTCATATTACAATAAGACAGTAGAAAGAAACTGTCTTTTTTATATCGCCAACAAAGGAAATATTAGAGTTCGATTCTCTAGTTGGCGAACATTAACCGGTTATAACTTTTTGTCTTTTTCTCATGTTTTTTTCTCCAATATCATAAAATCATTTATAATGCGTGCATGCACAATATCGCAAGGTAGAGCAGAGGTAGCTCGTTGGTCTTATTAGCCAAAGGTCGTGGGTTCGATTCCTGCCCTTGCAACCAAACAAACAAAGCCATTTGCGTTTTATCCTCTCTATACGCATTTGGCTTTTATTATAGAAAAATGGGGTGATTGAATAGCTAAAGGAAAGTATAAAGAATGGATAGAAAAAGACAATCTTTTACGTCTTAATGCATGGGCGAGAGATGGTCTTACAGATGAACAGATAGCCAATAATATGGGTATAAACGTATCTACTCTATATACATGGAAAAAGAAATATAACGAGATAGACAACGCCCTAAAAAAAGGTAAAGAGGTAGTTGATATTGAAGTTGAAAATGCTCTTTATAAAAGGGCAGTTGGATATAAGTACGATGAAGTAACAAGGGAAATTGACGTTAAAACAGGTGAATTAAGAGTGACGAAAATAGTCACTAAACAAGTTATCCCAGATACAACTGCACAAATATTCTGGCTGAAGAACAGGAAACCACAAGCATGGAGAGATAAGCAAGATGTTAATGCAAATGTAGAAGTGGAAGATTTAAGTGCTCTTGCTGATTTACTAAAATGAAAAAGACACAAACAATACCATGGGGCGAATTCAGTGACAAGCATAAGCAATACATAAAAAATGCACTGAATTATAAACATCTTGTGGCAGAGGGAGCAGTAAGAAGTGGAAAGACAATTGATCATTGCATTATCTCTGCAATGTATCTAGAAAAATGCCCTGATAAATTCCATTTAGCAAGTGGCTCATCTATGCCAAATGCTAAGTTGAATATTGGTGAGTGCAATGGATTTGGTTTAGAGCATATGTTTAGAGGTCGTTGTAGATGGGGAAAGCACAGAAGCAATGAAGCGTTGTTCATTCAAACGCAGACAGGTGAAAAGATAGTCATATTCACTGGTGGCGGAAAAGCAGATAGCTATAAGTCGATTTTAGGAAACTCTTATGGATTGTGGATAGCAACAGAAATAAACGAACATTATGATTGTGAAGATTCAAGAACAAGTTTCTTGAAAGTTGCAATGGCAAGACAGATAGCGTCCAAACAGCCATTAACACTTTGGGATTTAAACCCAAGTGATCCATATGCTGATATATACACAAATTACATTGATAATTTCTTAAAATTCGACTGGTATCATTATGAACATTTTAATATATTCGATAATGCAACCATGACACAAGAACGAATTAAAGAAATCGAAGATAAATATGATAAATCATCTGTATGGTATAGAAGAGATATACTAGGAGAAAGAGCGATAGCAGAGGGATTGATTTTTCGATATTTTGCAGATAATCCTGAACCATATTTATTCGATGAAGATAAATTGAAAAAGGAAATGAAGCAGGAGAAAAAGAAATTCAATCATTTAATTATGGGAATTGATTTTGGCGACAGTGGAAGTAAGTATTCTTTCCATTTTACAGGTTTTATGAACGGATGGAGCGAGTTAAGAGTGCTAGACGAAGAAGAACTGCCCAAAAGCAATGGAATAGATGCCAAAGAGCTATGTGATACATTCATTAAGTTTTATCTAAAAGTAATAGATAAATGGGGCTATCCAGATTGGATATTCTGCGATAGTGCATCAAACACGCTTATTAATACATTGCGAACGAGTGCAATGGAAAATGGATTGCCTTATTCCAATATAGCTCCTGTCAAAAAGAATGAAATATCAGAGCGACCTAAGGCAGTAGACAGCCTTTTATATACAGGAAGACTAAAGATAAACAAGAATTGTAAAAATATTATATTAGCTTTAAAATCGCTTGTATGGGATAAAGATAATCCGGACGTTCCAGAAGATGAAAACAAAAACAACATAAACGACTATTGGGATAGTTTCTGCTATACATTTATAACACATACTGCATATATCGAATTAAGGAGGTAAGGGAATAGAAAATTGCATTCGAAATTTTTTGCAAAAACAAGGATATTTAGTCAATAAAGAAGCATTACAGTATATAGAATTAACAAACGAATGGTATACCAACACAGAAAAGACGTTTCATAATGCTAAAACAGTAGCAGGA